ATTATTATATTATATATTATATATATTATTATATATATATATATTAAAGATCTTATTATAACAGAAGTATTCTATTCTGTCAAGAGAAATATTCGTATTCATTCAGATTCTAGAAATCTTCTAAATGAATGAAAATTTGCCTGTAGTTTCTTAATAAGCTTCTTTGACAGGCAAAGAAAGATTCTTCATAAAGTACTTGACTTTCTATTATTCTTATGATATAATTGTTATATAGATGCAATAATATTCTCCGTAAGGGTAAAGATGACAGAAGAGTTTAAACCAGTTGACATTGAAATAGTCGTAGCCGAAGCTACTCCTGAACAACCATCTTCTGAAAAGAAGCGAGGTGGTAGAAGACCAGGTGCTGGGAGACCAGCCTTAGTTCGCTTGAATAAAGAACGGATGGAACAGGGTTTAGAACCCATCGAATACAAAAAGAACAAAATCATTAAGAAACGGAAGAGTGATGCCATTCTCCCAGTTTCTAAAAAAGCAAGAGCACAAGAAATATTAGCAGAAATGCTAGGTCGTGAAAGTAAGTACATTGTTGAGAAGGTGCTGTTCAAAGCACTCGATGATACAGATGACGATCAGATGGCTTGTCTTAAAATAGTTATGGATAGAATACTACCAGCTGACTATTTAGAAAAAGTAAAAGGTAAGAGCAATCATATTAGCATTCAGATTATGGGTGTGGGTGAGACAGTGATACATTCTAGTGAAGATGAAATTCAAGAAGCCGACTACGAGGAAATAGAAACCGATGGACAATAAAGATACATTTGTACCTTATGCTGTAATTCCAGTTAAAAGGAAATAGCTATAGCTAATTTACAAGTAAAGCTGCATGAAAAGCAGCTAGAAGTCTTTAATGACAAAACAAGGTTTAAAGTTGTAGCTGCAGGGCGACGATTTGGTAAGAGTCGACTGGCTGCATGGATGCTTCTTATTGAAGCGTTAAAGAGTAAGAATAAAGATGTGTTCTATGTTGCTCCAACCTACCAACAAGCTAAAGATATTCTTTGGGGGTTGCTAAAAGAACTAGGACATGAAGTAATAAGTGCTGCACATGAGAACACTTCTATCCTGACTTTAGTAAATGGAAGAAAGATTTTCTTAAAAGGTGCAGACAGACCTGATACACTTCGGGGTGTAGGTCTAGCATTTGTAGTGATCGATGAGTACGCAGACATTAAACCAAATGTTTGGGAACAAATCTTACGACCAGCCCTTGCCGATGTACAGGGCGGAGCTATGTTTATAGGAACACCTAAAGGGCGTAATCACTTCTACGAATTATATAAATATGCAGAGAGTGATAAAGATGTTGAGTGGACTGGATTCCATTATTCATCTTATGACAATCCACTAATTCCTGCAAAAGAAATTGAAGCTGCTAAACAATCCATGTCTAGCTTTGCTTTTAGGCAAGAGTTCTTAGCATCATTTGAAGCAGCAAGTAGAGACATCTTTAAAGAAGATTGGATAAAAATAGATGATGAAGAACCTAGTGATGGTCGTTTTTTTATTACAGTTGACTTGGCTGGCTTCATTAATGTCGATAAAGAGTCGGGCAATAAGAATAGCAAACTGGATGAAACAGCAATAGCAGTTGTTAAAGTCCACGAAGGTGGTTGGTGGGTAGCAGATATTGTTCATGGTCGTTGGGACATTAAAGAGACTTGCGAACAAATTATTAAGACAGTGATAAAGTATGAACCAGTTGCTGTAGGTATTGAAAAGGGTAGTTTAAAGAATGCTGCACTACCTTACCTTATGGATTTAATGAGAAGGAACAATCACTATTTTAGAATAGATGATGTTACTCATGGAAACCAAAAGAAAACTGATCGTATAGTTTGGGCTCTACAAGGTAGATTTGAACATGGTAAGGTTACACTTAATATGGGAGAATGGAATAATGAGTTCATCGATCAGCTGGTTAATTTTCCTAATCATTTGCTACATGATGACTTGGTGGATGCTTTAGCCTATATAGACCAAATTCAAGTAGTAGAGTATTTCCAAGATTATGAAGACGAAGAATTTCAAGTAATAGATGTAATATCAGGATATTAAAAGGAAACCAAATGGCACAAAATAAATTAGTTGATTGGGTAATGGAATATGTCGAAGATTGGCGAAACCATCGAGATACTAATTATCTTACAGACTGGAAAGAGTTTGAAAGACTTTGGAGAGGTGAGTGGGCTGCTGAGGATCGTCTAAGAGATTCAGAGAGAAGCCGTATTACTTCACCTGCTTTACAGCAAGCCATTGAGAACCATACAGCTGATATTGAAGAAGCAGTATTTGGTCAAGGCGACCACCTATTTGATATTGATGATGACATGATGGATAGAGATCCTCGTGATGTAGAATATCTTAAAGCCTACATGAAAGAGAAATTTAAAAAGAATAAAATCCGCAAGTCAGTGGGTGACATTACTCTTTTAGCTTCTATCTATGGTACTGGCATTGGTGAGATTACAACTAAGAAAATTAAAGAACTTGTTCCAGCAACAAGACAACTACCTGAAGTAGATTCAATAGCAGTTGGCGTAGAAGAAAGAGAAACTGTAGTCATTGGATTAAACCCAATCTCTCCACAAAACTTTCTTATTGACCCAACAGCAACATCTATTGATGATGCACTTGGTGTAGCCATTGAAGAGTTTGTATCAGCACATAAAGTTGCTGAAAATGTTAAGTCAGGTGTTTATAAAGACACTGATATTGAAGATGACTCAACATCTGAACCCGATTTAGAAGCATCATGGATTGATGAAGAATATAAAGATGATAAGATTAAACTTATTCGTTACTATGGTCTAGTACCAGCTTATTTACTTGATGCTAAAGAAGATGAGATTGCTGATATCTTAGGTGAAAACAGCGAAGAGAAATCAGACCTCATGGAAGAATATGGTGATTTAGTAGAAGCTATTGTTGTTATTGGTAATGAAAACCAACTATTAAAAGCTGAACGCAGTCCTTATATGATGAAGGATCGTCCAGTTATTGCTTACCAAGATGATACAGTTCCTAATAGATTTTGGGGTAGAGGTGTTGCAGAGAAGGGTTACAATATGCAAAAAGCTATTGATGCTCAACTCCGTAGCCATCTTGACTCACTAGCACTTACAACTGTACCTATGATGGGTATGGATGCTACTAGACTTCCTCGTGGGTCTAAGTTTGAAATTAAGCCAGGTAAGAGTGTTCTTACTAATGGTAATCCATCTGAGATTTTAATGCCATTTAAGTTTGGTCAAACAGATGGTGGAAACATTCAGACTGCACAAGCATTTGAAACAATGCTATTACAAGCTACAGGTACATTAGATTCAGCAGCTATGCAAACACAACCTGCTGGCGGTGAACTATCTGTAACGCTTTCTAGCATCCTCAAGAAAAATAAACGCACATTAGTAAACTTCCAAGATCAATTCCTTATCCCATTTATTGAGAAGGCAGCTTGGAGATTTATGCAATTTAATCCTGAAGAGTTCCCAGTTAAAGATTGGAAATTTATTCCTTCTTCAACATTAGGTATGTTAGCAAGAGAAGTAGAACAACTTCAAATCATTAACCTACTTAAAACTCTTGGCTCAGATAATCCAATTACACCAATCCTTATCCAAGGTGTTATTGCTAATTCTAGCCTTCCTAATAAGAATGGTTTATTACAGCAAATTGCTCAAGCAACTGCACCTAACCCACAACAACAACAAATGCAACAAATGGCTATGCAGTTACAAATGCAAGATGCTCAGTCTAAAGTTGAGAAAACTATGTCAGAAATTCAAGTTAATAAGACTGTTGCTGCTAAAAATGTGGTCGATATTCAGACTAAACCACAAGAAACGCAAGCTAAACTTATGACTGCTATCTCTACAAACCTACCAAATGAGGACGATAAAATATCCGCAGAGTTTGATAGAAGGGTAAAAATAGCTGAATTAATGCTTAAAGAGGCTGATATGGACCAAAACTTAGAGATTGTCAAGCAACAAATGCAATCTAGTAACAAACCCTTGACAAATTAAGATTTCTATGCTATAATTGTTATATAAACTCTCATTATACACTACTTTTATTAAAAAGGCAATAGATGGATCGAGAATTACAAGAATACTACGAAAATAGATTTAGCACTATGGCTACAAAAGGTTGGGAAGACTTCATGGAAGACACTCAAAACCTTTATGATACATACAATAAAATTAATACAGCTGATTCGTTTGAAGAGTTTCATAAACGAAAAGGTCAAATAGATATACTTCAATGGATTCTGTCGCTTAAAGGTGCTTCAGAGCAAGCCTACGAGGAGTTAAAGAATGAAGAAGTTGTTTGAGTTCCATTGTTCCACTTGTGATAATCACTTTGAGGAATTAACGGAGTACACACAAACTTTTCCATGCCCTAAATGCAATTCTAACGCTGATAAGATCATCAGTGCACCTAGAGTTAGCTTAGAGGGTTGGTCAGGAAGCTTTCCAGGTGCAGCCGATGCTTGGGATAAAAAGCGTAAACAAAAATTGGCTGAAGAACAAAAGCAGAATGCCGCTTGAAATTCTTTCCTAAAATGCTAAACGCACAGGAGAAATAATATGGCAGGATTAATAGATGAAGTGTTAGTAAATGATTTGGAAGCTTCTAATCTCGTAGACAAGGCTCAAGACCTCGCAGTCGAAGAACCCAAGGTTGAAGAGAAAGTAGAAACTAAACCAGTAGATGATGTCCCTGAAAAGTATCGTGGTAAATCACTAAAAGATATTGTTTCGATGCACCAAGAAGCTGAAAAGCTAATAGGTCGTCAAGGCAGTGAAGTTGGTGAACTACGACAAGTAGTGGACGACTTTATTAAGACTCAAACAGCTAAGGAATCCAAGACACAAGAAGCAACAGAAAGTGACGATGATTTTTTCATTGAACCTAAAACCGCAGTAAAAAGGGCAATTGATAACCACCCTGCAATTAAAGAAGCACAGAATCAAGCATTAATGATGAAAAGGGAACAAACTCTTTCTCAGCTTAAATCTGAATTTCCTAATGTAGGTGAAGTTGTACAATCTCCTGAGTTTGCTGAGTGGATTAAGAATTCAAGAGTCCGTACAGAGCTATTTGCTAGAGCAGAGACACAGTTTGACTATGATTCTGCTAAAGAACTTCTCTCTACATGGAATGATAAACAGTCTATCACTAAAAAAGTAGCAGAAACATCCAAGGTTGACCGAGACCAGCAATTAAAAGCTGCTGATGTTGGAAGCAAAGGAGCTACTGAATCTGTTGCAAAGAAGAAATATCGTCGAAGCGATATTATTAAACTCATGCAGTCCGATCCTGATAAATATGATGCTATGTCTGAAGAGATTATGTCAGCATATCGAGAGGGTCGTGTAATTTAACTATTTAGAAAAGGATTTTTATCATGGCTTTAGGTACCGATCAAGTAAGTATTACCACAGCAGCAACCTTTATTCCCGAAATTTGGAGTGACGAGATTGTAGCTGCGTACAAAAAGAATTTAGTAGCAGCAAATTTATTTAAAAAAATGTCTTTCGTTGGTAAGAAAGGTGATACAGTTCGTATCCCTGTTCCTACACGAGGTACTGCAGCTATTAAAGCAATAAATACACAAGTAACTCTTCAAGCAGCTACTGAAACAGATATCGCTGTTTTAATTGACAAACACTATGAATATTCAAGATTAATTGAAGACATGGTTGAAGTACAAGCTCTATCATCACTTCGTCGTTTCTATACAGATGACGCTGGTTATGCTTTAGCTAGACAAGTTGACACATCATTAATCCAATTAGGTCGTACATTTAATGGTGGATCAGCTGTAACTTATGGTAACGCATACATCGGTGGTGATGGTACTACTGCTTACACATCAAGTTCATCAAATGCTTCTGCATTGACATCTGCTGGTATCCGTAGAACTGTACAACGCTTAGATGACAATGATGTTCCAATGGAAGGTCGTTTCTTCTTGATTCCTCCTTCAGCAAGAAACACATTAATGGGTATTAGTGAGTACACAGCTCAATCCTTCGTTGGTGAAGTTGGTGCTGGTAACACAATCCGTAATGGTGAAATTGGTTCATTATATGGTATTCCAGTATTTGTCTCTTCAAATGTGGATACTGCAACTGGCGGTGCTCGTATTGCCCTTATGGGTCATAAGGACTCTGCTGTGTTAGTTGAACAAGTAGGTGTTCGTTCACAAACACAATACAAACAAGAATATTTAGGTACTCTATACACTGCAGATACTCTCTATGGTGTTAAAGAACTTAGAGATGGTGCTTGTATTCCTCTAGCAGTTCCTGCTTAATGCAACTTAGCCCTTCGCAAGAGGGGCTATTTTTATGTTTATTCTTTGAGTGAACATAAAGATACTTAAAGGAGATTGTTATGTTAGTTAGAGAAAAAGCCACAGGTCAAGAATTATATGTTACTGAGCAAGATGTTAAAATGTATGCTAACAGCTCAGCTTGGGAAGTAGTTAAGGAAACTGTTAAAGCTCCTAAAGAGCAAGTAACAGAAAAGCCAAAAGCCACTAAAGAGAAAAAAGAAGGTATTTTAAGTAAACTCTTTAATTAAGGAATAATTATGGCAATTTATAGAGGTCCAGGCGGACCAGGTGATGCTACAACAGATGCAACCAGTGAAGGTATAGTAGCGTCTAATGCTGCTACCGCAGCTGCTGCAAGTGCTGCTACCGCAAGTACTCAAGCTGCAAATGCTACCACAAGTGCTACTGCTGCCTCTGCAAGTGCTAGTTCTGCAACAAGTTCTGCATCTAGTGCAACAAGTTCAGCTTCTACAGCAACTACCCAAGCAACTAATGCTTCTAATTCAGCAACTGCAGCTCAAACTGCAGAAACTAATGCTGAAACAGCTGAAACAAATGCCACTGCTAGTGCTGTTTTAGCTAATGATTGGGCTACAAAGACTTCAGGTGCCGTTGCAGGTGGAGAATTTTCAGCTAAATACCATGCTTCTTTAGCATCTACTTCTGCTTCTAATGCTTCAACTTCTGCAAGCAATGCTTCAGCCTCTGCCTCAACTGCCTCTACACAAGCTTCTAACGCAAGCACATCTGCAACTAATGCAGCTAATAGTGCAACTGCTGCTGCAGCTTCTTATGATTCATTTGATGACAGATATTTAGGTGCTAAAGCATCTGCTCCTACAGTAGATAATGATGGAAATTCTTTATTAACTGGTGCTATCTATTGGAATACAGCATCTAATGCTTTATTTATTTGGGATGGAAGTGCATGGAATGCTGCTGCCTTTACAGCGTCAGGCTCAGTAACTGCTTTTAATACAAGAACAGGTGCAGTAACCCTCTCTTCAAGTGATGTAACTACTGCTTTAGGATTTACTCCAGGACAAGGTACTGTTACAAGTGTATCAGGAACATCTCCAGTATCAGTGGCAACAGGAACTACAACTCCAGTAATATCTATACCTGCTGCAACAACATCTGTAAATGGTTATCTAACTTCTACAGATTGGACAACATTTAATAGTAAACAAGCTGCTTTAGTAAGTGGCACAAACATTAAAACAGTAAATAGTACATCACTACTTGGCTCAGGTGATGTAAGTGTAGGAGTAACATCAGTTACAGCTACTAGCCCAGTAACTAGCACAGGTGGAGCTACACCAGTTATTGCTATGCCAGCAGCTACTACAAGCGTAAATGGTTATCTTACAAGTACAGATTGGAATACCTTCAATAGTAAGTCTAATACAAGTGGAACAGTCACAAGCGTTGCAGCCTTAACACTAGGTACAACAGGTACTGATCTAACTTCAACAGTAGCTGATGGTACTACTACACCAGTTATCACTTTAAATGTACCTACAGCTTCAGCTTCAAATAGAGGTGTATTATCATCTGCTGATTGGACTACTTTTAACAATAAAGGAAGTGGTACAGTAACCTCAGCTTCAGTGGTATCAGCCAATGGCTTTGCAGGTACAGTAGCAACTGCTACAACAACCCCAGCTATCACATTAACAACATCTATTACAGGTGTATTAAAAGGAAATGGTACAGCACTTAGTGCAGCAACTGCTGGCACAGATTATGCAGTTCCTACAACAGCATCTACATGGTCAACATCACAGCGTGGTACAGTGACTACAGACAATGATGGATCATTTGATATGTCTGTTACTAACAACTTTAAATGCACACCTACAGCTACTTTTGCTCTTACATTTACTAACATTACAGCAGGTCAATCAGGCTATGTATTATTAGTAAACACTGGTGGCTACACTGTAACAGCAGCAGCAACTACAAAAGTAAATACTACATTCTTAGCTACAGTATCAGCAGCAGGTACATATCTACTATCATACTTTACAGATGGTACTAATGTTTATGTAACTACTGGTGGAGCAATGGCTTAATGGCTATTTTAAACAATAGTAATGCTATCTCTAGTGGTGGTTATGACATAAATAACTCACTTCGCTTTAGAAGTAGTGCTAGTGCTTATTTAAATAGAACTTTTGCAACTACTGGCACAAATAATAAAATTCAAACATTCTCTGCATGGGTAAAACGAGGTCTATTAAGTAGTTCAGCAAATTATAGATTAATGGGTTGCTATAACGGAAGTGCTAGTTACTCTACAGAAATTAATTTTTCAAATGATGCTTTAAGAATAGAGTTTGGTGGCTCTGCAGCCTATGAGTTAAAAACAACTCAAGTATTTAGAGACCCAAGTGCTTGGTATCATATTGTATTAGCTATTGACACAACACAAGCAACATCTTCTAATAGAATTAAAATGTATGTAAATGGAAGTCAAATTACTGCATTTGCAACTGCAAATTATCCAGCTCAAAATGATACTTCACAATTAACAAGTGCAAACGCTAATAATAAAATTGGAGCAAATTGGTCAAACTCTGAACCATTTGATGGTTACATGGCAGAAGTCAACTTCATTGATGGACAAGCTCTAACACCATCATCATTCGGTGAAACAGATACAACTACAGGTTCATGGAAACCTAAAGCCTACACTTCTACTTATGGAACTAATGGCTTCTACCTTAAATTCTCTGACATAGCTACTACATCAGGTTCTAATGCAGGTCTAGGTAAAGACTTTAGTGGTAACGCAAACTACTGGACTACTAATAACATATCCGTAACTGCTGGCACAACCTATGATGCTATGATAGACAGTCCTACGCTAACAAGTGCGACTGTGGCTAATTATGCTACTTTAAATCCTTTGCAATCTTCTGTAGCACTTACTGCTGGTAATTTAGACTTTAGTAGTGGGGGTGGGGAGTCTTGCCCTAAAGCAACAATTCAACTACCTTTAACAGGTAAATGGTATTGGGAAACCTATTGCTCTGCAACAGGCACAGATAATTGGATTGGTGTTACGATTGACCAAACAGGAACTACTTTTACTTCTGGCGGAATTTATAGAGCATATAGAAAAACAGGAGTAAAAGAAAGTAATGGAACATCTTCAGCTTATGGTGCATCTTGGGCTGCTGGTGATACATTAGGCGTTGCTGTTGATATGGATGCTGGCACAATAGTTTTTTATAAAAATGGAACAAGTCAAGGAACTGCATATAGCGATTTAGCTGGGATACAATGGACTGTATTTGTTTATGGTTACATAAATGCAGGGCATCAAGTAAACTTCGGTCAAAGACCGTTTGCATACACACCACCTACAGGCTTTGTAAGACTAAACACATTTAACCTACCTGATAGCACTATCAAAAAAGGTAATACTGTGATGGATGCAACGCTATATACAGGTAATGGTGCTAGTCGCACAGTAACTAATGCTGGCTCCTTTAAAACTGATTTAGTATGGGTAAAGTCAAGAAGTAGTGGAGCAACATGGCATATTTTAGCTGACTCTGTTCGTGGTGCTGGTTATCAATTATCCTCTAACCAAACTAATGCAGAAATTTATGATGCACAAGGTGTTGGTTTTGCTTCAAACGGATTTACATTAGGTGCTGATACTGTTGATGCTTATTATGGATGGAATCTTAATGGTGATACTTATGTAGGCTGGCAATGGCAAGCTGGTCAAGGAACAACATCATCTAACACGAGTGGTACCATCACGAGTACTGTATCTGTAAACGCAACTGCTGGGTTTAGTATTGTTCTTTACACAGGTAATGGTGGAGCTATGACTATCGGTCATGGACTTGGGGTTGCACCTAAATTAATTATTCTTAAAGATAGGGACATTGGCAGACCCTGGCCTGTATATCATGGCTCTTTAGCAACTAATCAATATCTCATATTAAACACAACTGCTGCCGCAGCAACTTCAACATCTTATTGGAATAATACTGCACCAACAAGTACTGTATTTTCTGTAAATGGTTTAGAAGGTAATGTAGGTGCAAATGGTGAAAAATATGTAGCCTATTGTTGGGCAGAAATAGCAGGGTTTAGTAAGTTTGGTTCTTACACAGGTAATGGTTCTGCTGATGGGCCGTTTGTATATACAGGATTTAGACCTAAATTTATATTATGGAAAAGCTCTACTGATGGCGCAAGAAATTGGTCTGTATTTGATTCTTCAAGAAATACTTATAATGTAACAAATTCATATTTATTACCTAATTTATCTAATGCAGAAGGAACTTCTGATGCTTGTGATTTTTTAAGTAATGGTTTTAAATGGAGAAGCACAGACGCAGGTAGTAATGGTTCAGGTCAAACATTTATATACATGGCATTTGCAGAAAACCCATTTAAAAACGCTAACGCAAGATAACAGGAGAAAACTATGTTTTTATTAAACGGAAATAGATTAGCAGAGGGAACCTCCTTTTATGATGCTAATGGAACACAATACCCACCACAATGGCTTAACACTTCTACAGAAGAACAAAAAGCAGCTATTGGCATTACATGGGTAGCAGACCCAGCACCATTTGACTCAAGATTCTACTGGGACACAGACTTACCTAAAGCTCTTGAAGATAAACTTGAAGTTAAAGAAGATGGCTCACCACTCTACAAACAAGTGTATGACAAAGCTACAGAGTCTATGGTTGACACTACAGAACAAGTGGTTACTAAAGGACTTAAAAGTCAATTTGTAGCTCAAGTTAAAGATACAGCAGGTAAACTACTTAACACTACAGACTGGTATATTATTCGCAAAGCTGAAAGAGCTATAGAGATCCCTGCAGAAGTAGCTTTAAAACGCACACAAATCGTTACAGAGTCAAATAGATTAGAAGTTGGTATCAATGGTGCAACAACTGTAGAAGAACTAATTACAGTACTTAATAATCAAAATTGGAGTTAGTAATGGTTAAGCATAATGTAAATGAAGTTGAGTCAAGACTAAGTACACATGAAGAAGTATGTGCTTTTCGTTATGAGTCAATTAATGCTCGTCTTAAAAGAC